TAACTGTAAATGATGGAATACTCCATATGATACGATTGTTTGGCTGAGCCGCATAATTACCATTATCTAATGCTAATATATGTGCGCACTTATGTTCGTGCGGTATTTCAGAATGATCTGTATCTACTATATTACTCTCTGGGTGTGCCCAGTCAACAGTAAAAAGGTACGCACCTGGATGAATTTTTTTATCTTTTCCAAAGTATTTTCCATGTTGCCCGTCTAAAATATCGTAAGAAGTAACAGCAGGATAATAACTAAAACAATTCCACAACTCCAACTCGTCCAATCTAGGCCGAGGTACTTCTTTGACATCAAAGTCTCTTTGAATGAAAGCCGAAATAGGGAGACGATAGAATACAGCACCGTTTTCCATAATAGCATGAAAGAGTATAGGACGCCCTGTAATAGATGATAGGCCAAATATAATGCAGTCTTCAACTTCTCCGTGATGATCCTTAAGATCGTAGAGATATTCTCTCCGGATCTGTGCATATGTCACGGGTATGTTTGCATTTAGATAAGCCATGCATAATAAATTATTTAGTAGCTAGTTCGTATAAAATGATGATAACTATGATTACACCAATAGTAACTTTTTTATTGGTCATAGCTAATCCCCATATTTTTTTAGCGTATTGTGTTGCTTTTTCCATAATATACTCCTCTTTTATTTTTATTCTATTGTACCCCAATTTGGACCGGATTCATAGTCTACTTTATTAGGAACTTCAAGCGAAACTGCCTCTTCCATTATCTCTTTTATATGTGTTGCATGAGTATGATCTATAACAGATATATCTAATTCATCATGAACTTGTATATGTGGTATAATTCCTTCTTTATGTAATTTTAACATTGCTTTCTTTGTCATGTCAGCTGCACTACCTTGAATTAATTTATTTAAAGCTTTGTAAGTGTAAGCTCTTTTAATCCCTGGTCCGTGTTCCGTGAGCGCTGCATCATGTGGTAAGGCTTTATGAATTCCAAATTGATTTGGTTCCCACAAATGGAAGCGACAAAGTCGACCCAGAAGAGTTCTAATTTTACCAGAGTCCTGTGCCCGTTGCATAACATTATCCATTAACTGTTTTACAAATGGAACTTTGTTGTGATACTGTTTAAAAAGATCTTCAGCTTTTTCTTTAGAGACTCCTAACTCTGCTTGTAGTTTATTTTTTCCCATACCATAGAACAGACCAAGATTAATTGTCTTGGCCTGTGATCTAGGTATCTCTGCCATGTCTGCAACGATGTCATGGAAATCTGCATTACCCCCTTTATATGATTCCAATACTTCGTTCACTCCATAGAGATTCTGTAAAACGGCATAATGTACTACCAGCCTAGGCTCTTGCTGAGAATAGTCAAAACAACCCCATGTATGGCCTTCCTCGGGTATAAATAAGGACCTTATCTTAGGTCCAATTTCTTTATCTCTAGCTGGTATTTGCTGTAAATTTGGGTTGGAATAACTAAATCTTCCCGTTACTGTTCCTCCATTATCTCCTCGTAATTGGTTAATTTCTGCATGTATTCTTCCTTTATGGCTATGTTTTATTATGGTATCAATAAATGTGGTATGAGCTTTGTTTATTTCACGGGCTCGGGATATTAGTTTCACGAGTGGGTGGGCGTGATTCTGTAGAAAATTTTTAGTAAATGATGGAGAATTGGTTTTTTCAGTGCGGTCAAAAGGTAGGTCAAGTTTTTGAAAGACTTTCGCAATGGAACGTGCAGCCCATATTTGAACATCTACTTGTGTTTCTTTTTTTACTTTTAATAGGCATTCTTTTTCTTCTTTACTTAACTCTTCTTTTAACCGGTGAGCTTGTTCGACATCTACACGAACTCCTAAAAACCTCATATCAACAAGGCAAGGAAAAAGTTCTGTCTCTAATTGAAAAATAGAATTTAAATCTTGGTGTAAAATTTCTTTCTTAAGTTCTTGCCAAAGTTCATAAGTTATCTCAGCATCTTTTTCTGCATATGCGCCGACATAAATGGCAGGTAGTTTATACATTTCTGCCTTGGCGTCAACACCCCAATCTTTTGCAGCTTGATATAATTCTGTTTCATTTTTTCCTTTTCCAGTGTATCTTTTTGCACAGTTGTTTAAGTCATAACGCATTTGATTCTCATCAACTAAGGCCGATGCAATCATCGTGTCTACAATTTTTCCGTTAACACTTAAACCGAGCGCTCTTATCCAACAAACGTCATACATGGCGTTGTGAAATATTTTTGTTGATGGTGTACTCAGTATACCTTGGAACCATTTTAAAACTTTTTTACGATCTAAATTACCACCGCCTTCGTGAGCGATTGGATAATAACCTGACCAATCTTTAACAGCAACAGCTATACCAACAACATCACCTCTATTGGTTACTGAACCTGAACCCATTTTAACTAGCTCAGGATCTTTAGTTTCCAGATCAATTGCTATCTCATCATACTTTGATAGATCTGGAAATTCTTCTGGTGGTAGCCATTCTGTTTGTGGTGAAAATAAAGGTGCTTGTATCATTTAATTCTTTCCTTAGTTTGTCTTCTTGATTCTTTATAAGATTCTTCTAATTCTTTTTTTTCTTTCTCAGCTTCTTCTAAGAAGTCTTTTTTAATAGTGTAGAAGGTATATTTTAATGTTAGTTCTTCTCCATTACGAATATTTCTTAATGTTACTAAATTCCATTTGTCTGTAATTGAACCTTCGGTTCTCATTTCCACTTTAACACAATTAGCATTTTCATCACAATTAATGAAACCCCCTAAAGGAGTTCTAAAAATTATGTCATCAACTTTTATGTGGGTGGTTCCCAAATTTGTTCCTTGAGCAATACCTGCTGTTGCAAACAGTCCTAACCCACTAATTAAAGAAGGTTTAATTGTTAGTCTTGGTGGTAGTGGATTATACATCTGGGTAATCTCTTTCTATTGCCATTTGACAGTAATGAATTGCTTTTTCCAAATCTTGTTTTTGATTTTTCTGCTTGTGTCTACATAAATATTTAATCGCGTTGCCTTCGGCAAACGGGATGTTATTTTTATTTATAAATTCTGATGGTTGGATTTCCATCGATTGATAGTGGTCCCCACCAATTTGTTTTTTATATACGTTACTCATAGTATAAAATATAAATATAGTTTGATTCCAAAATAAAAAGTCATCATTGATAGTAAAACAAGTTCACTGGTAATGGTATGTGGCATCAGATTATAAATCCTTTATCTGGTTGTTTTGGTTCTATAATATGTAAGTTTTCTTTTGTTCGTGTTGCACCCACATAATATAATCTATTTTCATCGTCAGGATTTTTTTGGTAGGTATTCATAGTTGTTTTAGTTTGATCTGTTAACAGTACAACATTTTCACACTCACCACCTTTTGCTGCATGAATTGTAGATAATTCTATTCTAGGTTTTTTATTTAATTTTTCTCCATTAGATCTCATTTTTCTTAAATAATTTACTCTTTGTTGACCGGCATCATTGAAAGCTTCAAACCAAACCGTGTTAGTTTTTAATCCGTGGTCCTTGGTTAATGCATCAATGCCATAGAACGATCCTTTAACCATTCCTTTTAATTTATTCTTATCAGCATGTTCAGGATTCATGTAACTATATATTTTTTCAATTTGTTTATAAGACACTAATTGTCCCTGTCTTAAATGCTCCCAGTCTGTAACTGCTTCTTGCATATCTTTCTCATAATTTCTTTTATATCTATTTTCATAGTATAATCCTTTACGATATAAAATATCTTCTATTTCTTTCAACATGTATTTAGTACGAGCTAATACTAGCCAGTCACCAGAAGACATATCCACTGAATCTACATCAAAATATCTACGTAAACTTCCTTCGTTAGTTTTAGGTCGCCAATTTTTATCTATTCTATTTCTAATTCTATTTATTATCCCCATAGCTAATTTGTGAACCTTCATAGGTATTCTATGTGATTGAATAAGAGGGAGATTTATCATTTGATCTTGCAGAGCTATAAAAGAATCTACATCAGCACCAGCCCATTTAAAAATAGCTTGATCATCATCCCCTGCGATAAATGTATCTTCTGTTTTATTCCAAATAGATTTTGTCATATCCCATTGCATTAAAGATAAATCTTGTGCTTCATCAATAAATACAACATCAAATTTTGGAGACTTATCTGATTTTATAAACTCTAAAATCATGTCGTTAAAATCAATTAAGCTGTATTCTTTTTTATAACGGTCTAATTCCTGTGCAATAATATGAAGTTTATCTCGTTCTAAATCTTGAGTATGTTCCTGCAAATCATATTGTTCATAAGGTGTAATATTTCTTACCTTAGCTAAATTAATAATTTGTAAGTATTCACTATCAGATGTAAAAATTCCATGATCTTCTTGATGTTCGGCGTAAGCTACTGGAAATCCTAGTTTTTTTCCAAGATCTCTATAATGTCTTGGTTGCATCACTTGGTCTTTTTTTAATCCTAATTTTCTAAAAGCAAGGGAATGTAGAGTTCTAAAATATGGAAGATCATCTTCTGTTAAATTAAATTTTTTAATTGCCTCGTCTCTTGCATGGTATGCAGCTTTTTGTGTGAAAGCAAAATAACCTACTCTATCTGGATCAGTTTCTTTTAAATAATCATCTACCTTATTTAAAAGTGTAGTAGTCTTTCCTGTTCCTGGTGGTCCTAATACTATTGTTTTCATCTATATCTCCCAAAAAAATATCTCCAGATTGATGATCTAATAATTGAAACTGCTGTAAATATTAATGCAATATGTAAGCTGTCCCATATCGTTGGATATAATCCAAAGAAAGGAAATATATATAATTGAATAAGGATTGCTAAAATTAATCCACTACCTACATCAATAAAGCTTTCTATAAAACATCTTATTTTCATTAAAACACATCCTTCGGTTTTAATTCTTTTTGAGGGTATTCTTCTTCTTTTTTATCAAATTGTTTTACTCTAAATACTGATATTTTATCTTTACCAATTCTTTTGTCTTCACAATTACAAACTTCTTTTAACATTTGCGCAGTTCTGGAATAGTTTACATCCCATCTTTGTCTGATTAAAAATTGATTATAGAATTTACTAAATATAAAGTGATGGTATCCTTCGTTAGTCCATACACCACCACGTTTAAGATCGCTCATTTCAGTACCGATATGTCTATTTAAACAAAACTCTTCTAAATGATTTTGTAATTGATCATTAGTTGTTACACCTTCAGGTGGTTCAACAGGTTCGTGATTCCTCATTAATGGATTAATAATCATATCCCAATCTTTAGGTTTAACTGTTGGTGGTTTAAAATCTAACTGTTCCATAACAGCTTCTTGGAATAAATTCTGTTGTTTTAAAAATTTAACATTCTCTAAATATAATCGTTCTCCATCTACATTTAGATAATAATAAGGTTTCTCTAATTTAATTTTTTGTAAGTCTGTCAATGCTGGAAATACAATCTCTTCTCCTATTCCATACTTACGACTCTTGCATAATTTTTTATCACATAGATTACACATTGGAACATCATTACATTTATAGCCCCAATCTTTTTTCTCATGCTGTTTTATAATTCTATTTAATCCGACATCGTCATAAATTGGTTTAACATGTTTCTCATTAAACAAAGAAACTTTCCCTTGCCAACCTGATGGCCATTTCTTTTTAGCATAAACAGTATAATGAAATAATGCATTATCTCTTCCGCCTTCTTCAATATTATTTGCTGCCATAAGTTCTATGCACGGAGGCCCATCAGAAAATTCTGATTGGGGCCTCTGTACTTTCACGAGACCAACATCTAGTTGTTTTACATTATTATAGATCTCGTAAAATTCTTGTAAATTTGCTGCTGTACCATCGTCTTTGAAGGCATATCTTGTTCCATCATCACCATTAAAGTATGGTAAGTTTAAAAAGTTTCCTGTGTCATCTTGTGATTTTAATCTGATTTGTTTTGGAAAGACTTCTGATCCGCCGTATCCTAGTAGTGTCTTTATTTCTGTAAGTTTGTCTCTCATTCTTTCTGCGTCTACAGGTTTCTCCGAGAAGAGA